TCAAGAATGAACCCATATGAAAAGTTACTCAATAGAAAGAGAACCTGGACACCAGTCCAAACAACAGCAGGCAAGCTTAAGCCTGGAGCTGAAGAGACCATCTACCGTGCTCTCGCAATACGCCATATGGAGCTACCAGTTGGCGAGTTTATTGCAGAATCACTTGAAAAAGAGGTTCCCGAATCTGCACGGAGACTCCTAGAATCAAACGTCAAGGATGAGATCAAGCATGATCTTGCCCTTGGCTATATTACGAACGCTATAGGCGTTAATGAGAAAGCAGAGAAAGAAGCTTTCCTACTTAGGGATGCGTGGGAAGCGCACCCTGACCACATGATCACCAAAGCTTTAGTTATTGAACGTGCTATCTTCTTTGTACTTCTGCCTTTTTTTAGGTTTAATGGGGATGCTGGTCTCCGAACGGTATCAGCTGATATTTCCAGAGACGAACAAATACACGTGGCCACTAATAGCCTTGTATGTCTCGATATGGGCTTATCTTGGAGTAAATCTCTGGATAAACTTAGGAAGGCCACGATTAACTGGATAATGGAACCACTAGGTAGGAATACCTATGGCGATAAATATTTGAGTAAAAAATTTTGGCTGGATTCTAGTGATCGCCTAATGTATGAAGGTAAAGCTCCTGAGCTAGCCGAAACACAGCGAGCACGGATGCCAGCATTCTTTGAGCATAGCAATGTCAACCTACCCCAATACTCTTGAGTCCATCCTCGGACCAAACTTAGAGTCAGTCCTCCTAGAAATGGAGGAAAAATTTCCACCAGTAAACCCACATCCTAAAGAGGATATAGGAGCAATCATGTATAAATCAGGTCAACGCTCCGTTGTGGAGTGGTTAAGACATAAATTGGAGGAAGGATAATGCCAAGTACTAACCAATTAAAGGATTGGAATGAAGATCGGATGGCTGAGATTAAGCGAGCTGAAGCTGACATCGCTAATCTTCAACAATGGAATGCTGATCGTGTAACCAACGAGAATACATTATCTGGTCGAGTTGATCAATTAAATCAGTGGAATGATGATAGTGTATGGCGAGATCAAAACCAACAGACTCAAATAGATGATCTTATTAAGTGGAATGATGATCGTATCAAAGAGATTTCTGGTGAAGGTGGTCTTAGTGGTAGAATCGATGCTGTAAGTGACACTTTCGGTACCAGATTATCTGATACAGGTGATATAGGCGGAAGGATAGGTACATTAGAAGGTTATTTCAGTAACCCTGATGAATTAACAAGGTTAAGTGATCTTGATAATGTTATTAAAGGTGCCTTTGGAGCTATAAAAAAAGATAAAGATGGTAAGATAATTTCAGGTACTGAAGGTGCAGATGGAAAATTCATTACAGAAGGTGCTGGTTCAGCAGCTTTAGCGAAGCTTTATGAAGAAGGCGGTGCAGGCTATGAAGGTTTACAACAATTACGCAACACTTTAGATACAGACTGGATGGGTAAAACCTTTGGTCAAAGAGATGAAGAGGGTAATGTTGTAGGTGGTGGGATGACTTTTGATGAAATATCTAAAGCTATTACAGATCAAGATGCAACTACCGCTGACTTAAAGACGGATTTTGCTGGATTATTTAAAGAAGGTGGAAAAGGAAAAGAAGCTCTTAGTAAGCTTTTCGAACAAGATGCTGAAGGTAATTACACTGGTGATATAGGTACAGCATTAGATGATTTAACTACAGATCTTACATCTAAGTATAATTTGGACAACTTAGATACAAGGTTCTCTTCTTTAGAAACATCTGCAGCTACTGTTGCAGACTTAGAAGATAGATTAAAAGTTGGTGGTCATATAGATACTGAGCTTGGAAAAATCGGTGGGATTACACGGGATGTAGGTGACATAAAATCTGATTTAACAGGATTAAGTACTAACATCGACACTCTTAGAGGTGATGCAGAGCAGTGGGTTTCTGATTTAAGTACATCTGCTCAAACTGAAAGAGATCGTATCGAAAAAATGGTAGGTACAGCATCTACTGCATGGAACCAAAGGCTAACAGATCTATCTGCAAGCATGGATTATAGAACGTTAGGAGATAGTGCAGCAGGAGTTAGGACTAGGAAATCTAAAGCTAGATCACTAGGTAAAACTAACTTCGGAACAGGACAATTGAATAGATCAATGAGAACTTTATCAGGTTTAAACTTATAAAACAATGACTGCTAAACAAAGATATGACAATTTATCCAGTGATCGTTCCCAGTTTCTAGACGTAGCGAAACAAGCAACAAAATTAACCTTACCATATCTAGTAAGAGGAGAAGAGGATTATACAGGAGGAGCTAAGAACTTACTTACTCCCTGGCAAAGTGTGGGTGCTAAAGGTGTAGTAACACTGGCATCTAAATTAATGCTAGCCTTACTACCACCACAAACAAGCTTCTTCAAATTACAATTAGATGACTCTTCGATGGAAGAGAATCAAATCAATCCTCAGATGAGATCCGAATTAGATCTCTCCTTTGCTAAGATTGAAAGAACTATACTCGAATCAATCGCTGCCTCAAGTGATCGTGTGATCGTACACCAAGCATTAAAGCACTTGGTAGTCGCAGGTAATGTATTGATATTCATGGGTAAGGAAGGGTTAAAAATGTTTCCGCTAAATCGTTATGTTCTAGAACGAGACGGTAACGGCAACGTGATTGAAATTGTTACAAAAGAAAGAGTTAGCCACGAAACATTGGAAGGTCTAGTACCTCCTGAAATATTAGAAAGTTATAAAGATGAAGAAGTTGTAGATGACGATGAGGTACCTTACGAGGAACGTCAAGAATGCGATGTCTACACATATGTAAGGAGAGAGAACAACAGATTCACTTGGCACCAAGAGGTATATGATTATATTATACCAGCTTCTAAAGGTAAAGCACCTCTCGCTGCTACACCATGGTTACCACTACGTTTTAATACAGTAGACGGTGAGCCGTACGGACGTGGTAGAGTAGAAGAATTCTTAGGTGACTTGAAATCCCTTGAAGCTTTGATGCAAGCCCTTGTAGAAGGGTCAGCAGCTGCAGCTAAGGTTGTATTTACTGTATCTCCTAGTAGCACCACTAAACCACAGACATTAGCTACGGCTGGTAACGGTGCTATCATTCAGGGTAGACCTGATGATATTGGTGTGGTACAAGTCGGCAAGAACGGTGACTTCAGAACAGCTTACGAGCTGATTGGTCAACTAGAACGTCGTCTTAATGAAGCCTTCCTTATACTATCAGTACGTAATAGTGAACGTACTACAGCGGAGGAAGTACGTATGACACAGATGGAATTAGATCAACAGCTAGGAGGATTATACTCACTGCTTACGACAGAATTCCTTGTGCCATATCTGAATAGGAAAATGAATGTATTCCAAAAGGTAGGTAAGATACCTAAGTTACCTGAGACTTTAGTGAAACCAACTATTGTTGCAGGTGTTAATGCTTTAGGTAGAAGCTCAGATAGAGAAGCCCTGACTCAGTTCTTGATGACCATTGCACAGACGATGGGTCCAGATCAAATGATGCAATTCATTAATCCAGATGAAGTTATTAAACGTTTAGCTGCAGCTCAAGGGATAGATGTATTGAATCTTGTAAGAAGTATGCAAGAAATTCAACAAGAAAGGCAAGCAGCTCAACAACAAGCAATGCAGCTTGAGCAACAGAAATTAAATGTTCAACAAATGAAAACTCCATTAGCTGATCCTAGTAAGAATCCTGCGTTAGCAGATACTTTAGCTAACCCAGAAACTTCAAATACACCCTCACCACCACAGTAACCACCTATGGCAGAAGAATCACAAACATTAACAATGGATGAAACCCCAGCTGAGTCTGGGGAATTCACCGCAGAAGAAATGGACTCCCTTAAAGTAGGGGAGCAAATGGCTAAAGATCAAGAACAGCTACTTGCTGGTAAATATAAAACAGCAGAGGATTTAGAATCTGCTTATATAAATTTGCAAAAAAAATTAGGAGAACCTAACTCAAATGTACCTGAAGAAACCAGCGAACCCGAAGCCAAAGAAGAAAAAGAAGAAGAAGAGCAAAAAGAAGAGCCTGAAGTCACCGACATATTAGATAGATTATGGAATGAAAAGGATGATGGGTTCAAAGATTCAACTCTTCAAGAATTAGCATCAGCAAAGCAAGGTGATTTAGCTAAAGCTTATTTATTATACCGTCAACAGAATGGTCCTAGACAATTATCTCGGGAAGATATAGGTAAGTTAAAACAAACAGCAGGAGGTGAAGAACGTTACAATCAAATTGTTGATTGGGCACAAGATAACCTCAATCAAAATGAGCAAACCATGTACGATTCTGTTGTACAAAAAGGAGATCCCATAGCTTGTTACTTTGCTTTACAAGCTTTGATTGGGAGATATGAAAACGCAGTAGGAACTGAAGGAACTATGTTAACAGGTAAAGCATCAAAGAATGAAGGCAGTATGTTTAGAAGCCAACAGGAAGTAATCGATGCTATGGGAGATCCTAGGTATGATAGAGATCCTGCATACAGAAAGGATATAGAAAACAAACTCAAACGTTCTAAAGTTAAATTTTAAATAGGCATGGCGACCTGACCGATCATCCTCGCCATTCACCTATCTTTTAATTCAATGACTGTTATAACCGAATACGGTAAACAAAACATTTTCGCTAACGAAACACCACCAAGACTTATGAAAAAAGAAGAAGCATCAGTTCTACTACATGACGCAGAAGAACTCAATGGCCGTGCAGCAATGATTGGATTCATCGTCGCAATCGGTACATACATAACAACTGGACAAATCATTCCAGGTATTTTTTAAACCCCTTTTATAAATGACTACAGCCACATTAACCAAACCATTTGACAACTGGCAGCGTTTTTGTGACTGGACTACGAGCACCAACAACCGAATTTATGTCGGTTGGTTTGGTGTACTCATGATCCCTGCACTATTAACCGCTGCAACAGCATTTATCATAGCTTTCATAGCTGCCCCACCCGTTGACATAGATGGTATACGTGAACCAGTCGCTGGCTCTTTACTCTATGGAAACAACATCATCTCGGGTGCCATTGTCCCGTCAAGCAATGCAATCGGTCTTCACTTCTACCCAATCTGGGAAGCTGCAACCCTCGACGAGTGGTTGTATAACGGAGGACCATATCAACTTATTGTGTTCCACTTTCTC